CGGACTGCGCGAATCTATTTCTCAAACCCAGAGGCATCCAAGAAAGCGGCGTTTAATAACAGAAGTCGCCCATTCTTTGGCTTTAACGACAAAGAAGAAGATCGCTTGGGTAGGTTCTTCCGCAAGGAGTTCAACCGATGAGCGTGAGGGAAAACATTGCAACCAATCTGGTGACAGCCTTACAGGCAGTGACCACCCCCACCAATATCAAGTTCGTCACTCGTGAACCGTTTGAGTTCGACAAGCTGAGCAACGCTCAATATCCAGCGGTGCTGGTAAGAACGACAAACGAAAACAGAGAAGACGGCACTGTGGGTGGAAGCATTACCCAGCGGTTCGGGACTATTGATTACCAACTTGTCTGCTATGTGAAAGGGACGGGTTTGGACACAGCAAGGAATAACATTGTCGAGTCTATCGAAGAAAAGCTCGATGAAGACAGATCACGCGGTGGACACGCAATCGATACGCAAATCGTGAGCGTGGAAGCCGACGATGGCAGTATTGCCCCCATCGGTGGGGTGATTATAACGGTACGAATTGAGTACCAATACACTCGTGGAACAACCTAAAGGGGTTTAATCATGGCAACGACTAAAGGCTCAAGCGGCGTAGTCAAACTGGCGGTGAGCGGCGGCAGTGTCGCTGCTATGGGTGAAGTTCGCAGCTTCACACTCTCTGAATCTGCAGACACAATCGAAGACAGTGTGATGGGTGATACCGCTCGCACATACTTATCTTCGTTAACGTCTGCCACCCTCTCAATGGAGGTCTACTGGGATGACGCTGACACAGTCCAACTCGTAATGGACTCAGGTGCAGACCTAGACTTCGAGCTTTACCCAACGGGAACAGGCACTGGCGAAAAGTACTACAGTGGTGGCGGCATCCTGACAAGCAAAGAAATAACAGCATCCTTTGATGGTATGGTTGAGGGCACGTTTGAGCTACAAGTCTCGGGCGCTGTAACTGAAGCAACTGCATAAGGAAATCCCAAAATGGGACTAGCTAAAGAACTAAGAAACAGAAGACAACTGAATGCTCGAAAGATCGAGGTCGCGGCATGGGCTGATCCAGACGGACAGCCCTTTGCCATGTATTGCTTCCCGATCACCTGTTACGACGTGAACGAATTGCAGAAGAAGCATCCCAAGTTCATGGAAAACACCACAATGGCGGCGATGATCGACCTGATTGTGATGAAAGCCAGCGATCAAGATGGCAACAGATTGTTCACTTCAGCAGAAGACCGAATTGACCTGCTAGGGGAGGAGACTGGAGTTATCTCAAGCATCGCCGAGCAGATGTTTGCAGAAATCCAGACCATAGAGGATCAGGAAAAAAACTGAGGGCCGATTCGTTAAGGTTTAATTTAATTGCCTTGGCGGATCGGCTACACATCAGTATTGGCGAAGCCGAGCAAATGCCCCTCTCTGAATTTAATGAGTGGGCGGCATTCTTCAAGATAATGAGCGAGAGGCAGGAAGATGGCTGACCAGAACGTCAACATAACCATTCGGGCGTTAGATAAAACCAAGAAAGGTTTTGCATCTGTTACTGGTGGTCTAAAGCGTGTCGCTGGCTCCGTGCTCAATATGAAGACCGCTATCGTCGGCGCTGTTGGCGCTGGTGGTTTTGGTGCCCTGATTCAATCTTCAATAAACGCCGGTGACGAACTAGCTAAAACCGCAGACAAGTTGGGAGTGACAACTCAAGCGCTCGCTGGATTACGTCACGCAGCAGAGCTTACAGGCGTGTCTACGGGCACGATGGACATGGCCCTGCAAAGGTTCACTAGACGCGCTGCAGAGGCCGCTAAGGGCACTGGAGAGGCCAAGGGCGCATTGCGTGAGCTTGGTATTGATGCTGAGTCCATTGTTCGCCTGCCTCTCGATGAGCAAATGAATATCGTGGCAGAGGCGATGTCTGGCGTGGAAAGCCAGTCAGACCGTGTACGTCTAGCCATGAAGCTGTTTGACTCTGAAGGTGTCGCTTTGGTGAATACCCTTGGCGGCGGTGCTGACGCGCTCAAGGCAATGACAGAAGAGGCAGCACATCTGGGTCTGACTCTCTCCCGCACTGACACCGCTCAAATGGAAGCGGCAAACGATGCCATTACCAGGCTAAAAGGTGTTTTTGAAGGTTTGACCAACCAACTGGGTCTAGCGTTTGCGCCAATCATCACCTTTGTTGCCGACGGACTCCGGCAGATGGCGTTGGATGCTTCCGACTTTGGCAACATTGGACAAAAAGTGGCAATGGCGGTGGTTCGCGCATTTGGTTTTTTGCGGAACATCCTGCATGTAAACCAGATATTTTTCACGCAATTGAAGCTGGGCGTATTGCAGTTAGCAAATGCCCTCGGTCAAAGGCTAACGCCAGTCCTCGATTTTTTTATCAACCGCTTTAACGACATGGCAAACAGCATGGTTGGCGGTCTGATTGGTATGGAGGCAATTACCACAACAGGGGAGCAGTTGGTCGGTGCTTTGCCTGCGGCTATATCCGAGACAGAAGCTGCCTTGGAGAGTCTAAAAAACTCAAATCCTGGGTCAGAACTGGTCGCTGGAATAGAAGAGTTCATACTAGCTAACAGAAGGGCTGCGGAGTCATTAGCTGTGGTGAGGGAGGCTGCTACAGGTGCAGGCGGTGCCGACATCTCAGCGCCAAACTTTGTTGATCGTCTTAACGAGAGCTTTACCAAGTTACAAGAAAACCTGCCAACAGTTCAGCAACAAATAGATAGCTTAGCCAAGACCACGATGAAGAACATGAGCGACAGCTTGATGGGTGTGGTTAAGGGCACGGTGAAACTGAAAGACGCATTCAAGCAAATGGCTGCGAGCTTAATCATGCAGGCCATTCAGCTATTCGTGATTGACAAGATAACGGGCGGATTTGTGTCGTTTGCCAAGGGTCTAACCGGCAAAGCCATCGGTGGGCCTGTTCAATCTGGTCAACCATATATGGTCGGAGAGCGTGGGCCTGAGATGTTCGTGCCAAATCAGTCTGGCTCTATCATTCCAAATAAGAAGATGGGCGGGGGCGTTACGGTAATCAACAACGTCGATGCTCGTGGCTCTGGCGCTGACGTAGATCAGAAGATCAAATTCGCTATGGCCCAGTCTAGCCAACAGACTATAATGACGATTCAAGACCTGATGCGTCGGAGACGGTTCGTATGACCACATTCACATTTCCTAGCATCACCCCCACGACGAACACGTTTGAGCTTGTAGCTAATACTAGGACGTTTCAAAGCCCACTGACTAACGCGATACAAACGACATCGCGCAAGGGTTCTTTGTGGCGAGCAAGTCTCCAGTTCAACAACCTATCAGGGGCTGATCGCAAGGTTCTGCAAGCCTTCGTGGTGAAGCTAAACGGGCAGCAGCATCGCTTCACATTACAAGATCACTCTCACACTTTGAGGGGAGCGGGTGGTGGCACGTTAAGAGTCAACGGTGGTACTCAATCGGGTACCAGTTTGGTCTGCGATGGTGCCACTGCGAGTGTGAATAATTACCTCAGAGCCGGTGACTACATCAGTTTCAATAATGAACTGCACATGGTGGTCGCTGATGCAAACTCTGACGGTTCTGGCAATGTTACCTTGTCAATTGCACCTCCAATACGCAAAACGCCAGCAGACGACACAATTGTGGACTACACGGCTCCAGTCACTGGTGTATTCATGCTCGCTGGCCCTGCATCCTGGGACACGCAGGCAGACATAACGTCCAGCTTCAACATTGAGGCGGTCGAGGACGTTCTAGCATGAGCCGTGGTTTTCCTGCCAATGTCCTGACTGCGCTTGCATCGCAACACGTTGCACTGGTCACGTTTGCTGAGTTGCAGTTCCCATCTGGCACGATTTACTTGCACAACTCCATCGGTACTTATACATGGGGTGGGCAGGACTGGCTGGGCGTGGGTGATCTGGGGGAAATCAGCCAGATTGAAGAAGGCGCAGACGTTAGCCCCTACAAGATAACGCTCTCTCTCTCTGGGTTGGACGCGACCATCTCAGGTGCCGCGCTGACCGAAGACTATTACATGCACCCTGTTAAGGTTTATCTGGGTGTTTTGGACGCAGACGATGCGTTACTCGCTGACCCGACCATCGTGTTTGAGGGCGCGATGGATCAGATGAACGTCTCCGTGGGCGCGAGTGGTGGGGATGTTATTTCTCTGACGGCAGAGTCAGAGCTTGCGCG